GTTTTTGATGTCATTTTTAATCTGTTCGATTTCTTTTTTCATTTTTGTCTCCATGAAAGACCTTCTTGGTGGTAGGCTATTTTGGAAACTAATTACATTTGCCTAGCCACCAAGAAGGAAGAAAGGGCTATCTGCGCGCACGTCGTCTTGAAGGCTTTTCATCTTCGTCTTCTTCATGTTCCCGCTTTGAGGGTTTTTCATCCTCATCTTCTATTGCATGGCGTCTTGAAGGGCGTTCATCCTCATCCTCATCTTCTCTGGAGCGTCGTGAACGAGTAGGCTTTTCATCTTCATCTTCATCTTTTTCACGACGAGATGATCTGGAAGGTTTTTCCTCATCTTCATCTCTCTGTCTTCGAGCCGGCTTTTCGTCCGATTCTTCTTTTTCTTTCAACTTTGCTTCACGCGTTTTCTTTACGCAATCACGCCACTGATCACACTGTTCGCAATCATCGGGATATTTGTTTGCGTCTTTCCCGAATTTGTGACCAAACTCACACTGATCCGCCTGAACATCATCATCTTGTTTTGATTTTCTGGCGGGTCTTTCATCATCGTCTTCATCTCTTCTTCTGGACCGAGAAGGTTTCTCATCGTCATCATCGGTAGCTCTTGCTCTGCGAGAAGGACGATCAGCATCATCGTCGTCAGTGGCTTTTCCGGATTTATAAATATCCAGTACTTCATCATAGGTGGGAATTTTGATTATTTCGTCAAGACAGAAACAATCATCAAGAACATCTTTACTGATCTTAAAACCCTTTGGGCGGTCAAGCAACTGATGACCATAATATTTTGTATCGTTCGGGCCGGTTCCTTCACGTCGGAAATAAACTGATTTGCCTTCGTCGGGATCCATGAAAGGAATAATGGGATCAATCTTTTCATCCATACCTTCCCGAATGGGAACTGTTGCAAGTTCAAGAAGATGTTTTCCCATAAACCAATGAGAAACAACGAAGAGCTGAACGCCTTTCTTTTCTTCGCCCTTGTCATAACAGATAATGTTATAAACGGATTTCGGATTCCGCTTGGTCATCAATGCTTTGATGACATCTTCATCTTCGCCATTCTTTTTCAGCCTTGCAATGTCTTCACAAATCGGGCACGGCTTGCCATAAGTTTTGTTTAAACACATGACTTGGTTTTTACCTTCAATTCCAAGATTGGCATGAAAATAATATTCATAAACATACTGAACCTCTCCCTTTGAAGCTGAAGGATCAAACTTGCCCGCCTCGTACGGCAAAATGTCAATGATATGTTTTCCTTCTCCACATTTCCAAATTCTCTTTTTCGCCTCTTCGTCTTTAAAGAGAAGCCCTCCACCAAATGACTCGTTACGCTCCTGATTCTCTTTGAGGCGCTTCGCCAACTGCTCCCTCATACTTTTGCTACTCATTCTTAAAATCCTCCTTCTTTTTTTTCAACATGGTTAAAAACTCGCTCTTTGCTTGGAAATAACTTTTAAACAGACTAAATGCAAAAAGCCTCAATACGAGATACAATATAACCAACGCAATACATCCAATGATTAGGTATATAATCAACAGAAAAATATCCATTTTATCCTCTCTTCTTGTTCATTTTTTCGGAGAGTGCCTTTTTTGTATTGACAGTGGGGTCAGCATAAATACCATTGATGATCCCTTCCTGTAATAATTCAAGAGAAGTTTTGCGTTGCTGGAAAGCCCACTTAACATCGACCATGATTGCTTCTTCTTCTATTGCTTCGAGAAGCTTTTCATTGACCGCCTTATATTCTTCATCCATACGAATATAGGCATCGAGTCTATTTTCTGTGACTTTCTCTCCTGCCTGTTCAATTTTTAATCTGTACTTTCGATCAAGCTCGGCACGAACCAATTTCTTTTTCTTATCGAGCTCGATACGATTTACCATTGCTCTTGCTGACTTTTCTGCCCACTTAATGTAAAGTCCCGGTTGATTGATGATTTCTTCTTCAAGACGATGTTTGTTGATCTTAATTTCTTCCATATAGTCTGACATGATTTATCTCTCCTTTTTCTTTTATTATATCATATTTTTTAAATAACTGACTGATAACAAGCTAAAACCAATCCTGCCTTTTTTGAGTAAATAAATGATTCTGAAAAAGAACTAATTACAAAAGGTGCTTGTTTGTTGTCCCCATTAAGCAATACCGATGACATATAGCCCAAGACCGCATATCGGATTGATTCGGGATCTTCATTAAGCTCTTTCAATATGTCAGCAATGATTTTCCATTTTTCTTTCTTGAGTAATGCCCTGCAAAGATCAATTACTTTTGGATTGGTTTTATTGGTTATCAATGCCTCTGCTTCTGCTACATCGGTTATGGCTCTTAACATGTCAACCGCAATAACAATCTCTCTTGGAATGCCATTGCATTCATCAACAATAATTTGTTTGATCTTTGAACTCATTACTATCTTTTCTTCGGTGCATATCCAATCAATGAGTCTCAATGCATTTTCATCATCTATCGGTTTTACTTCGTAAGATTTGCAACGGCTTTTGATGGTAGCGGAAACCTTTTCGGGTTCTGTAGTGCATAAAATAAAATAACAGAATTTGGGTGGTTCTTCAAATATCTTTAACAATGAGTCCATAGCATTTCCAGATAAGCGATGGCATTCGTCAATGATGTATATTTTCTTTTTACCAGCAAGAGGTGATAAAAATGCGGTTGCTTTTAATTGTCTTGCATCATCAACAGACGTTTTATCGGCCGCATCAATTTCATAAACATCCATTTTGTCAATTTGCAATTCTTTTGCGATAAGTCTAGCCAGAGTGGTCTTGCCGCATCCTCTCATGCCGTGAAACAAAAAGGTTTGGGTTCTATTTAAAACACCTTTTATATTTCTAACCAACGAATCATTGCCAATAAATTCCTCAAACGTTTCTGGTCTATACTCAATGTGCAACGGTTTCATTATATTCCTCCCAATTCTTTTATTTTATCAACGAAAGCATCAATCGCCTCTACAAATAATTTATTATTTGATGGATTTCTCAATACGGCAGAAGGGTGAATGCACCAACAGATATAGGTCTGGTATTTATCGTTCCACTCAATCTCACCATTCAAATCCATTATTCCAGATTCTTTATTTATAAAGGCTTTTAATCCTGTATTGCCAAAAGCAAGAATCAACGCTGGTTTAAGATATTCAATCTCATTCTCAAGCCATCTCTTGCACTTTGTAATATGTTCTCTTGTCGGGGTTTTGCTTTGGCTTGGGTAACATTTACAGATGTTTGTGATATGAAAATCGGATCTTTTCAATCCATGTTCTTTCAATGCGGGCCATAAAACATCTTGACCAGATTTACCGACAAATCCTTTTCCAAGCCTATCTTCATCTTTTCCCGGAGCTTCTCCACAGATCATAATGTTAAAGTATCCGGGAGATGGTAAAACAGGACTTGAACATTCCTGGCATAGTTCACATCGTTCACAAGATAATACTCTCTCATTCACGGGTAATGTTTTTTGAAATATTTTACTATAACCTTTTTTATGATTAACTCTACCATTGACAGTAAATGTAAAATATTCTTCTACATCACCTGTCGGATCGTTTCCAAATGCCCCGATTTGTTCAAGAATTTTTTCTATCTTTGTTTTCTTTTCTTGCACTTGAACAGACTCGAAAAATCCCTTTTTGCTCCCTTTTGCTTTGATATTCATGCAAGCTTCTGCTGTCTTTTCTCCAACGCCTTTGATTTCTATAAACGGAACATAAAGTTTATTTTCTTTTACAGCCCATCTGAACGCATCTGAAATACCGACCTTTGGTAAAACCAATTTTAATCCCAATCTCTTTGCTTCTTCAATCAATTCTTCCTTCTTGGTTTCAGAGCCATGAATCAGGTTTGCACAAATAAATTCCGTTGGATAATAGTATTTGACATAAGCACACCAGTAACCGATAATTGCATACTCGGTAGCATGTGATTTGTTGAAGCTATACTTGCCATGAGCTTGCAAAGCCTCCCAAAATTCTTTTGCTTCTTTTTCACTCAGGGTTTTCTTTTCAAGACACCCTTCTATAAATTGCTTTTTGAATGGTGCAAATAGTTTTACATCGTGTTTCTTGGCGATGATTTTTCTAATTTTATCTGCTGTAGTATAGGGCAATCCGGCAACCTTATGAATAACATCCATCACCTGTTCCTGATAGACCATGACTCCATAGGTTGATTCCATGATTTTTTCATAAATTGGATGTTTCTTTTTCCAAGTCTTTCCGTTTCGCCTTCTGATATATTCGTCTGTCATGCCGGCATCCATAGAACCGGGTCTTACCAAAGCAATCACATCGCTTAACAACTCGATTGAATCCGGGGAGACTTCTTTTGCAAGCTTGGTTTCGACCATGTATTGATCTGGAATACACCTACATTGTTTCCTGCGGATATTTCCCGATATATATTTTGATCGTCAAGTGGGATCTTTTCATAATCAATATCAACATTATGGTTGGTTTTTATAAGCCTCTTTGTTTCATTCAGAATCGACAAGGTATTCAACCCCAATACATCAAGCTTCATTAATCCTACATATTCCGAATCTTCCATATCCCAATTTGAGACAATTATATTATTACGGTTGACAAGATTTCCTTTTGTCCCCTTGCGTAGATCGTCTGCTGAGATAATGACAGCAGCGGCATGTTGACCATTGCCCCGGATTGTTCCTTCCAAAATGATCGCATGGTCACAGACCTCTGGATACTTTTGGTCAAATACTCTGCCAATGTCTGTCTTGATGCAAGCTTCTTCGATTGATTTTTCTTCCTCGTAAACAATTGACTTTGAAAACTCATCAACATCTTTTAATGGCACATCAAATACTCTTCCTACATCTCTGATTGCTGCTTTTCCCTTCATTGATAAAAAGGTAGAGATTGAAGAAATATTATTTTTACCATAAAGTTCTTCAAGCCTTTCTCTGACCAGATGTCGTTTTGAATCTTCGAAATCCAAGTCGATGTCCGGAAGGTCATTGCGATCTTCTGCAATGAATCTTGAAAATAAGAGATTGTAACGAATAGGATCAACCGTGGTAATGCCAAGCAAATATGCCATGAGTGATCCGCCAACCGATCCTCTGCCGGGGCCTACCATGATGTCATTTTCTTTGCACCATTTGACCAAATCGTAAACAATCATGAAGTATGGAATGAATCCTTTCTTCTCAATCAGATCAAACTCGGTTTCAAGACGATTGATATACACTTCATGTAATGCATACTTTTTAATCTTCTTAAGCTTCTCACGGCAAAGATCATAAAGATAGTCAGATGTATTTTTTACATTGTAACCCGGAACCTTTGGGAGAAATATTTTTTGCTTTTTGATTTCAAACGCGGCACACTTTTCTGCAACTTCTATGGTATTGAGTATTGCGTCATCAATATCATCATCTGTTAAAATATTTTGATTGGTAAAAGCCTCAATCATTTCATCTGCTGTTCTCAAATGCAACCCTGTTATATTAAATTTCCAACGATTAGGGTCTGTCCATTTGGCTTTGGATTGAATTGCTAACAATACCTCTTGCGTTTCAGAATGTTGTTTCTCAATATAGTGGCAATCATTTGTTGCAACAAG